GCAACATGGTATTGATAACATGTGAATCGTGCCAATCTGATATCAGTAGGAGAATATTCCCTGTCTGTGTAGCTACCAAACTATGGTACTGGATGTGACAGAACACATCCAAAGAACCACCTATAAAGCCAAGAAACACTCCCATGAGTCGTGTATTTTGAGGTAAAATTAATTTATCCGCCATTGCTTTATCACTCATTCCCTTTCGATGCATTTATTATACCACTTCTCTTTGAGAAATTAAGTGAAAAACAGTCGAACCACTCTTTTATAAATCTAAGTCTAGACTATATTTGAAGCACCTTTCTATGGTTGAACCAAGACAACACTAGAAACTGTACCATCCGCACCTGTTGTAATTTGGATGACTTTTCCGCCACCAATCTTAGCATTATACTTACCATCGTCAAGAGTGTAAGCATAACCTCGGATAGAATAGTTTTCTTTCTTTCCATCAGCTGTTTCTACTGTGAACTGGCCACTTGGTGAAACTGTAATGGTTTCGCCATTTGCTCCCTTCCAACTTCCTGCTGCTGCTGAAAAATCACCATCAACCATCGTTAAAACGCCTTTGTAACGTTTATTGTGTTCTGCCTGCTGATCCTGTAATTTGCGATCAGTTGTTGGATCATAAGTTGACTGGCTTGCTTGATTAGATTGATTTTGTGAAGCTTGCTGATTAGAAGATGATTGGGCTGGGGTTTCCTGTTGCTGAGGCGCTTGGGGAGTTGGTGCAGCTTGGTTAGATTCTTGACCCTGAGTTGTAGGACTTGAAGTTTGTTCAGAGGAAGCTTTAGCTTTTTCTGAAGTAGTGGTGCTTGTTGAAGCTTGAGATTTACTATCTTTGTTAGAAGAACTTGCCTTTGAACTTGACGTGGTTTGTGTTGTTTTATTAGCATTGTCATTTTTAGCTTCTTCTTTTTTATTACCACATGCTCCTAAAAGCAAAGTTGAAGCCAATACGGCAACTGCTAGTAAACGAATGGAATGTTTTGTTTTCATAACATTTACCTCCTGTAATCTTTTTGAAATGTTTCGAAATACTTCTGTAATGATATTGTAATATTTGTTTTTAAATCTGTCAACTATTTATCTAAAATTTTTTAGAATTATTTTTGAGTATATTTATTTCCTTTTCCCTCCTATCCTTATTATTCGTTAAAAATTTAAAAAAACAGAAAAATTCTTCTTACTGAAATGCTATCTTTTAAAAGTGTAATCGCTTGCATTTTTTTCTTGAAGGACTATAATAAAATTGAAATAGGATATTGGAGGTGTAGGTTTATGTCAAAGAAATATTACAAATATCTTCCTTGGTTGATTATTGGTGCTTTCTCTTCTTATGGGGCTGCTACTCATTACGCTCAAACAACATTTGATTTATTCTACTTAACTGCTATTTTCATGATTGTCTATGTAGCTCTAATATACTTACACGAACATTATTTAAAATATAAATACAAAGATTTATTCATTCGAACCATGAGTAATTCTAATAAAGATAAACATCCTTAAACAAAAAGAGGCCGGGACAAAATCCCGACCTCACTTTTTTATGAATAATAAACCTTTAATACGATAGCTGAATTGACTTTTAACACAAACTTTATTTTCTCTATTCTCAAGCTCAACCAGTCATCGGACTTGTTGAAACTTCTCAGGACTGAAACTAGGAAACCAAGACTTGATCTATCGATTTCTGTCTCCAAGCTTTTTATTTCAATCGATAGGTTTTTCTTGGTTTCTTTTTAGGCACTCGTTTGAGCCCAACTTCTTCTACATACTCACCGTATTTTACGAGAAAGTTATTGCTGACGATTGGTCGTCCTGGGTTGATGAGATTGACTAATTCGGTTCCTTCATAGACAGTGAACTCCTCCTCTAGCAGATAGAGGAAGGTCGGATTCCAGTCAAGACGCCCTTGGATTCGTTTAATAGACTCCTGTATAATGGCATAATGGTCAAAGGCGAAGGCTTGCTCCTCCAACTCTAGTCCCTCTAGGAAGCACTTGCCCGTCTGAAAATCAACATCGACAAAAACCACATCCTTGGCATCATCTCCAGCTTGAACGAGTTCGAGTGCTCGACTAGGTAGATACACCAAGTGGGCGATAGTAACCGTCCAGCCCCGCGGATCACGGCCTGGTGTAGACACTGTCATCAACTGCTCGATTTTTTCCAAAGGAAGGTCGAGGTTAACCTCTTCTCGCACCTCACGCTGGCAAGCATGCTTTGCATCTTCACTCTTATCCATAAAACCACCGACCAAAGCCAAACAGTTTTGATAAGGATGGGCCTTACGACGGATTAGTAAGAGTTTGATTTTCCCTTCCACAAAGCAATAAGCTACCATATCCACCGTCACGCTTGGTTTTTCATACTGAGGAAGATCCTGTTTGCAGTACCAGTCTAAAAATTCCTTCTCAGTCGCATGAATCTCAAAATATTCTCTTTCTGTCATTCCAGCCGGGATTATCGTTTCAGTCATCTTATCCCTCCTTGACAGCCTTAGTCCATTGGTACCAACCGACTAGACTATTGAGGGTGTAAACCCAGTACATACCTTGGATATGGATGTTTTCACCCCACCAGAGATAAATACTAAAGAGATTGGTAGCAATCCAGAAAATCCACTGCTCACGGTAAAGACGTGTCATCAAGAGCTGACCAACACCATTGGTCGCATCCGTTACACTATCACGGAATGGACGAGCACTATGGATACTTTGGTAAGCCAAACCCATGCCAATCCAGATGAGAGCTGTCAAGGCCAAGTACTTGAGCCAATCCACCAGACCAAGTTTCTTAGCTTCAAAGTGAGACTCCTCTGGTTTTCCTTGTTCATTGATCCGATTAGACAACCAAGCATAGAGACCAATAGGCTGCATGACAAAGAAATAAACTGTTGTCAAAACTTCGCCGTAGAAAGTAGCATTCATAGATAAGACCAAGTAGATTGCAGAGTTAATAGCTCCAAAAAGGTAGTTACTAGCTCGACCTTCAGCTACTAAGATAACGCAGACAATCCCTGTCCAAGAGGCCAAGAGACCAATCCAGTCATGACTTTCTGTGTTTTGTGTAAACTCCAGAATAAGAGGAACACTTGATAAAGCAATCAAATAGAGCCACTGGAAAAGACTACGACCCACAAAGAGGTCTTTCCAAATCAAACGCATAACTCCTGCAAAACCGATTTTACGAGCTTCTGCGTGAACATTTTTAAAGTTTTCAATAAATCGTGTGATTTTTTCAGTTATTTTTTTCATTTTCTTCTCCTAATCTGCTTGGTAAATGGCATCAATAGCTACTTTTGCTGCTTCATAATTTCCTAGATAGTCATCAGCTAGATAAACATGAGGGATATTGCCTAGATATTGCTCCCTCATCATATCCAAATGCTGAGAAAAACTATGACGGATATGCTCTTCTGCCATGGTCATGTCGCGAAAACCATCATTGACATAAGAGCCAATAGGTTGCACAAAGAGGATTAAATCCCACTTTTCCTTGGCTACGATGGAAACAAAGAGATTATCAAAGGTCTCTACGGACAAGTCCTCCTGCTCTTCGCTTTCCATGTAGTAATCGTAGTATCCCTTGGTTACTAGTGAGTTGGTATCTGCAATGACTAGGCCTCGATTGGCATTGCTATCGATTAACTTGGAAGTTTGATCATATTGGCCCAAAAGAAGGTAATAATAATCTTTAGGGGTAAGCTCATCATCTCGGACATTATTTTTTATCTGATACTCACGAGCATACTCCAGACTGACTGGCGCGTCATAAAAGCGAGCTAAATCCTTGGCTAGAGTTGTTTTACCATTACTAGCACTTCCCATAATCAACACTTTTTTCGTAAACTGACGGCGGAAAGGTTGAGCGATATATTTCCAATATTTGCTTGGATTTTCACGAATCATGCTAGCCGAAATTCCAAATTTTCTTCCCTGTAGAACAGTCTCGAAACCACGTTCTGACAATTCTTGTTGGTATTCGGACTCTCCTACAAAAAAGATTAGTTCCTCACCAGTCTGGTCATAGGAAATGGCCTGCAACATCTGTTCCAACCACTCCTGCCAGCCCATTGGATAGCGAGGGATATTGGTTTCGTCAAGTTTGCAAACAGAGGTCAACTCATCATCTCGAAATGCTTCACGAATATAGCGAAACCTCTTTTGTAGTGTAAGTCCAACCTGTTCACCACGATCTCCCTTATAACCTGAAACTACCACCCATACAGCATCGCATTGTCGTTTTGCTCTTTGGATTAAATCAATATGTCCCTGATGCAATGGAGCAAAGGTTCCAAAAACCACTGCTATCCTTTTTTTCATGTCTTTTCAACCTTTTTATAACTTTTTATATTTTATATCATACTACTCCTTCTATTGTTTGTCAACACTTTTTTATTAATTTTTATAAAAATATTTTCTACATGATCGGATTTTTTCTTGATATACAAAACTTTATCAGTAGAAATTCGTTTTTGAACTCCTTAAACTAAATGCACAATTCAAATGCTTATTTGAGTAACAACTTCCCAAAAAAAGAGGCTGAAACAATCTGTTCCAACCTCACAATTTTAAACAATCTCAAATTTCAATTGACCAGCTTTGACGCCAATCTTAAGTGTCTTACCTTCTTTCAATTCACCTGTAAGAAGGAGTTCTGCTAGTTTGTCTTCTACTTCTGTTTGCAGAGTTCTGCGCAGTGGGCGAGCTCCCATTTCTGGATCATATCCCTTCTGAGCTAGAAGCTTAAGGGCAGATGCTTGGAGTTTCAAGTCAATGCCTTTTTCTGCGAGACTTGCAATCAATGGTTTGACCATAATCTTAACCACTTCCTGCATATCTTGACTTGATAGGCTATGGAAGACCACCTTTTCGTCAATACGGTTGATGAACTCTGGACGATAAGCCTTTTTCAATTCTTCGAACATCCGTTTTTCCATATTTTCCTGGTCAAAACGAATATCTTTAGCTCCAAAACCGACTGTCTTGTCATCACGAAGAGCTGTCGCACCAAGGTTTGACGTCATGATAATAATAGTATTTGAGAAATCAACCTTGCGACCTTTACTATCTGTCAAGACACCATCATCTAAGACCTGCAAGAGCACATTAAAGATATCTGGGTGGGCCTTCTCTACCTCGTCAAAGAGAAGTACTGAGTACGGTTTGTTACGAACCTTCTCGGTCAACTCTCCGCCCTCTTCGTAGCCTACATAACCTGGAGGAGCTCCATTGAGACGACTAGCTGCGAATTTCTCCATGTATTCACTCATGTCAAAACGAATGAGAGCTGACTCGTCATCAAAGAGAACTTCTGCCAAGGCTTTGGCTAATTCAGTTTTACCAACACCTGTTGGTCCTAGGAACATAAAGGATCCAATTGGACGTTTGTTATTGCGAATACCCGATTGATTTCTGCGAATGGCACGACTGATACTTGATACCGCTTGTTCCTGCCCGATAACACGTTTATGCAGTTCAGCTTCTAGATTGAGATACTTCTTGGCATCCGTTTGTGTCAATTTTTGAACTGGAATACCTGACAAGCGACTCAAGGTTGTCAAAATATCAGATTCTTTTACCAGATCTCTATAGACCGGAACTTCCTGTTCTTTTGAAATGAGCTGGGCTGCTTGTTTCCATTTGCCATCCATCAGAGCCTTGTCTGCTGCTGTTAAATCTGACTCATCTTTTTTAGCGTGCTTTGATTTATTTTGGACAGTTGCTGCCGCTTCATCCAAAAGATCAATGGCTGAGTCTGGCAAGTGACGACTAGTCAAATAGCGATGTGCCATTTTGACAGCTGTTTCGACTGCATCATCTGTAATTTGAACATGGTGGTGTTTCTCATAAGTTGCTTTCAATCCACGCAAGATAGCCATACTATCAGCCACGCTCGGCTCTTCAATCATCACTTTTGCAAAGCGACGAGAAAGGGCTGCGTCTTTTTCGATGTGTTTTTGGTATTCTTCCTGAGTGGTTGCCCCAACAGTTCTCAAAGTTCCACGCGCTAGGGCAGGTTTCAGGATATTGGCCGCATCCAAGGTCGAATCAATCCCACTTCCTGATCCCATAATGGTATGAAGTTCATCGATAAAGAGGATAACCTTACCGTCTTCCTCGATATCTTTGATGATATTGTTCATACGTTCTTCAAAGTCTCCACGGAAACGGGTTCCCGCAACCACATTCATCAAATCAAGTTCTAAGACACGCATCTTAGCCATTTCATCAGGCACATTTCCGTTGGCAATTCGCTGTGCAAGGCCAAGTGCTAGAGCTGTTTTACCAACACCTGCATCTCCAACTAGAACTGGATTGTTTTTTGTTTTTCGACTCAAGATTTGAATCATACGAGAGATTTCTTGGTCACGTCCGATGACTGGTTCCAACTTGCCAGAACGCGCTTGCTCTGTAAGATCATGAGTGTAATCTTCCAAACCACCACTTGGAGTTTGAGGCATACCCATCATATTGGCCATAGAATTTTGCTTATCTGCTACTGATCTGTGGCGCTGACGCAGAGCCTTCAAATCTTCCTTTGTCCAACCAGCACGCGCTTCAAGACTACGACGAAGCCCAGCAATCTTGACTTGATCTTTCTGGTCTTCATAAGAAAATCCTGCTTTTTCTAAAATGCGAGTAGCTAGGGCATTGCCATCATGCAAAATAGCGTAGAGAAGATGCTCTGTTCCCAATGCTTTGGCATGTACAACCGAAGCAACATGTTCCGCCTCCAACATCAAGACGTTCAAACGATAGGAAAATGGGAGTTCCTTGTAATCTTCCTTGTGGTTATAGTTGGCTTCTGTCAACTCTACAGCCACTTCCTCTAAACGATCAATCTCATACGGGAATTCATTTAAAGTTGCTCCAGCAACACTGTAGCTATGATTGGCCATGGCAATCAGCAAATGCCAAGACTCTAGGTAATCTGCATCAAAGCGACTCGCTACCAGAAAGGCGCTATCGATGCATTCTCTCAATGCTTTTGAATATTTCATGTCGTTTTATTTTCCTTTTCTATCTACTTCATGCAACAACTGACGAAGCATATTGGCACGAATATAATTAGCTTCCTCACCTAGAATTCGGTCTGTCCCCATAGCTAACAATAGATTCATCTCTTGACGGGTCATGAGTTCTTGTTCGACTAAGAGTCTTAAGACATCTTCAAAGATGACTTGGTTCACCTCATCACCCACTGAATACAACAAATCGCGGAGCATATCATGATGGTTAGAGAATTCAATTCGACCAATGCGAATATAGCCTCCACCACCACGTTTACTCTCAACTAGATATCCTCTACTCTCTGTAAAACGAGTCTTAATCACATAGTTGATCTGGCTAGGTACGACTTGAAAGGTATCCGCTAGCTGACTTCGTTGCAATTCTACGATACCAGATTGTTCTAGAATCGCCTTGATATAAGCTTCGATATGGTCTGATGTATTTTTAAATTTCATAGCTTGCTACCTCCTTCTTAAACTTTGACTATCTTTGACTATACTATCATTTAACACTCTATAAGTCAAATTTTTAAGGCTCAACCATTGGAAATACTGACTTTTTTAAAAAACACTTTGGCATTAATTCGCCTTAGTTTTTCTTGAAAGTTCCTAAAAAAGTCCACAAAAAAGAGCCCTAAAAAGGGCGTAATATTGACGAGTTCAGCAGGCAAGAACTAGCACCTTTGAAGGTGCTTTTTTATTCATCTAATCAATTATCAATAATAATGTTACAATAACTATAATATAAACAATAACTTTCTGAAAGGATTAACATGGATAAGATAGAAATGATTTCTTTTTCAATCCTACTTGATGAAGTTGCTGAAGTAAGGCAACTGCTTGAAAATATTGTAAGTTTGGATAAGACAGTTTATCCAGAACTATCAATAGGTATCCTTCCTTTTGTATCATCTCTCTGTGATGGAATACTAAAGTTTTTACCCAGAGATGTTCATAGTGATTTTCCAAATATTGGAGAACAGGAATTTCAAAAAATAATATCTAGTGTCCGAGTGAGTTATAAGCAATACTCTGATAAAAAATTTAGCAAGGCTAACAAACTGATACTTGAAATAGAGAGACGCTTTTATTCACAAATGGTAGAAAATTACAATTTATTTCAAAAACTCGTAATCAATATTTTTGGACAACATGATTTAGGGGTATATTACTTCAACGAAATTCCATACGCTAACACTAATCAATATCATATTTACCTAGAAAGTATTTTATCGAAAACTGATAAAAAGGATATTTCCTATTTTGATAAAAGAGCTACTGATTTATTTTTTGAATTTAGCAAAGCTTTAGGAACTTTAATTAATTCAGTAAATCAAAAAACTATTAAGAAGCCTACAATCCAGGATATTAAAATTGAAAACTTTGAACAACGTGATTTTTTCTTATTTGAATCTAAAAGAAGGAATTTTTTAACAGGAGTTCTGCCTACGGGCACTCAGTTATTCTTATTTAACATATTATGCCAGAATAATTTTGTAGTACATATTATGCCAAGTGTCTTAAAATCAAAAAATTACTTTTTTACACGCTCGCTAAGCCAATGCTATTTAGTTAGTATTACAGCCTTACGCTTGATTCTCAATAAGGAAAGCTCTTTATTGCCTGATTTCCAACGGGAGGAAGTTGTTGATATCCTTGATCGCAAAGAAAAAATTTTTAACTTCCGACAAGATTTTAGAAATAATATATTTCATTATAAAATTTCAAATGTCCCATTACAAATATTTACCAATCCCCCGAAATTCTTTGAAGAACTGATTGAATTTCATTCCTCAAAAAATTTTAAAGAGTATCAAAAACTATTATTGGAAGAAATCTTAAAAATAAATGACATAATCAATTCATTTATCAATTGAAAATTAGGTCTTATTTCAGAAAAATAGTTTCATCTCAATTCTATTTTAGAAAAACTAATACTTTTTTCTAAAAACAATAAGTTTTTACCCCTTTTTCTCTGAACATCTCCGACTTGGAAAAAGTTCCCTTCACCGGTACCCAAATAGCAAAAAAGATTTTTTAAAAGGTGGGGGGACTCAATATCCTTTCAGTTCTACAAATCTTTTAGCAATTACCTTTCTTCGACCATATACATAACGAGCAGGTTTATTTAATTCCTCTGCAACTTCTTCCCAGGTCACACCAGCTTTTAAGAATCTCATTTTAAAAATTATTAGATCACTCTCAATCAAATTTTCCATCAAAGTTTCTACTACTAGTTTAAAGCCTTCTAAATATCTAAGTGTTTGGTCTCCTTCAATTCTAATGATTGTTGCTTCAGTAGGACTTGACACTTTCTTTCCTTGACTTCTGATATACTCAGCGTCGCTATATTTCTTATTATGTATCAACTCCTGTCTTCTAAGATATATCTTATTATCAAGCGTTCTATATCGTTCTAACTCAATATCAATACCATCCAGGTCTTTCTTACTTAGCTCATACATAACTAAGTACCTCCACTTAAAATTTATATTTTTCTTAACTTGCAATTCTACAATTCAAAGGGATTCCCCTCTAATTTATACTCCAGTTTCTCATATCTTACATTCTGTGAAACTCACTCCATTCTGTAAACCCCTGATATACCTTGCTTTCAAGCTATTACTTCTTTTCAGTTTATGCTTACTTTGTTATGTGAAACTTAGTAAAGCATAAAAGTAGGACTAGCGATATTTCTTTTGTTTGAGCCATATATCACTAGCCTTACTTAATTTATTCCCTATTTCTCTAAATACACTTTGATGTCCCGATATTCCTTAGAAAAATTCATCCATCCGCTAGAATCAGGAGTTAAGAATGGTAGGACAGTAAGCGGACTTACTTCTGTTCGATACGGCGATAGAGAATGTCTCTGACTTATTTCTCTGACTACACCTGTATGAATTTCTTCTACATCCTTCTTCAGTTCTTGAATTTCATCATACGCGTCCAAAATTCGTCTAAGTTTCTTTCGGTATTGTTTATAGATCTTCTTAGTTTCCATTCGTTGCTTAGTTTCTTTAAAAATGTATTCAAAGATGACTGCATTAGCTTCTGAAAAATCACTATCAAATTTTTCCTGAAGGCCATTAATAGCTTTTTCCATCTTTCCCAGCTGCTCTAAAGATTCTAAGTTATTTGACAAAAAAGAATCTATGTTCTCAAATGAAACTGCTTGATTGCCTAACAGGCTTTTCCTTTTTTCGCTTAACTGTTCTCGTGCTGAATTAATCTTGCTTTTTTTATTATCTAGATCATCCAGTGTTTCAAATACTTGATTAATATCCATTTCTTTCTCCTAGTTCCATTGAATAAAGTAACCACAATCTTCTTCAACTTTTTTTACATCAAATCGGGTATGTAAAATCAACCGTTTCCCAAAATAGTCATTCGCATTCATCCAACTAAGTGTATCTTTCTTGCGATCAAACAAAGTAACAAAGTTTTCTAGATCTCCGATAAAGCCTTTTTTGTCACCTTTATTCCCTAATGTTGTATCATCTACAATTAAAAAGTTATCTACAAAGAATGTTTCACTTGTCCCTGTCTCTTTATCAACTTTAAGTAGATAATTTCCTGAAGTGTCTTTCATTTTTTCTAAGACACTAAATAGTGATTGACTAACAACCATAGATACATTGCGCTCTGGATTGATTAAAGAAACAATAGATTTCAAGTCGTCCATACTTGTAGCAGTCTGCACTTTCGCAGTTTGGAGAATTTTCCCAATTTCTCTATTTCGTGTTCTACGTTTTAATTTAATAATCTTCTTACCAAGAAAATCCGTTAAATTATATTGGCCATCATCTAATTGTTCCTGTGAAAAATCAAGTTTTCCACTGAATAATTTAACTAAGTAATCAACGCTGATAGTTTTCTTTTTATCTGCTTCTGTTCTCTCAACCGAATTTTCGCTAACTTCTTGTAATGAATCAGATTCAAAGTCAGTTACTTCATACTTCCCACCACGGGTACGAGTCTCAATAACATTTACTAGATCAACCAATTCTTTACGTTGATGTTCATCTTCGTAACTATCAAGGATTGGTTTTTCAATGAGTACATGATTATTTTCTACTTTCATTCCCCTAGTGTTATAACCTGTACTTCGGATATAAGCTTCTAGATTTTCTTTTTGTTTAGCTAAGTTATTTGTCATTTTTTTGCTCCTTCATCTTTTAATATCTGATTTTTGTTTATAATTTTTTCTAAAATTCTTTGCTTTTAGCTTTTCTTTTAGAACTCTCCGAGCCTTTAGAATCATTTTTTCTAGATTTTGATTTGTCTTGTTTGTTAGCATATTTTTCTAGTATTTCTTGTTTCCGTTGTTCTAAGCAATCATCTTCTTTTTTACACTGAGAAAAGATTTTCTGTCTTTTATCTGGATCCATAGAAAACTTATTGGCTACTACATACCCTAAAGAAGTATCTCCTGACATCTCCCTCACCCCCTTTCTATGCAAACAAAAAGGGACATACCACTAGCATTATATGCTTACGGTATGTCCCTGAGTTGTTCTCAATAGACTTATTTTTTAGTTTCTTTTTTGACTAGATGGGTAAACTTCCCATCTGAATAGAATAAAGTAACTTCTCCAAAACTTGGAACTTTTTCTATCTCTATTATACCACATTTTTCATAGACAACAAAGCCTTTTTCTGTTGCAAATCGCATTTTATCATCATTCATTGATATTCTCCCCTCACTGTGTTTATAGTGTATCTCTTATCTTTGATCGTAAAAGCCTTGAAAGTGTTCCCTTCTAAACCTTTCAAAATTCTACTTGAATTTCTAGCATTGTATACCGTCCGCAGTTCACTACTATCTAGGTTCGTGTTGAAAATCGTAGTTTCTCGATTATTGATAATATCAAACAAGAAATCCTGTTCCCAATCGCTCTTAGGTGTTACCGTCCCATTTTTTGCCCCTAGGTCATCGATGATTAGAAAATCAACATCAACTAGCTTTTTAACCGCCTCATACTCTGTTAAGTTTGCATTTCTTCCATAAGCCCAGCCTTCTTTTATCTGCTTGATAATCTCGGTTAAGCTGACAAACAAGACACTCTTAGGCTCGTTCTTCTCTCTGAAGCTCTCATTGATTTCTTTGGCCAGGGCAAGCGATAAATGACTTTTTCCTATTCCTGTGCTACCACTGATTAAAGTATTTCCCGTCATACCTGCAAGGTACTTCTGGGCTTGACCTTTTACAAACTCTAACATCTGGCGCTCCTCTGCCGTCTTAACAAAGAAATTATCAAACGTTGCCCCCTTCAACTCGTTAGGAATCGTACTATCACGCATTAAGACATCATAAGTTTTAAAGTAAGCTTGCCTGTCCTCGAACTGCTGCAATAGGTCTTTCTCTTTCTGTTTAATCTCTTCCTTCACACACTCCGGGCAAAATGCTTGTAGTTTTCTTTCTGAACCCCCTAATACCGGTACAGAAATTTCCCAATAATTGACCTGGTGAATATCGCAAACTTTATCCGATATTTTTCTGTTATTAAATTCTTTAAATTGTTCCTTCATCTTTGCAACTCCTAAAATGGTAAATCTGGAAAGTTGTCTTCAGACTTCCCTTTTATGATTTTAGGCTTTTGATTCAAATAACCGTCAAACTTAGATCCGAAAAGTGTTTCTGGTCTCAGATATTTAGAAAATTCAGGACTATCCTTCCATTCTGCCGTTTTAATATCTATCACCTGTTTAAAATCTTCAAGTGTATAGCCTTCTTTGAATCGTGCTAGTAAAAGCCTTTTTGTCTTATCAACAAACTTATACCGCTTATTAGCTACTTGATTCAGATAAGCAATAGGAATCCAAAGTTCTTTATGTTTTGTTTTCTCTAAATCTTTTATAGCTGTTTCTTCAAGCCAAGTAGGAAAAGTGAAGTCGGGATTTCCCGACAATATATCTAAATATAAATTATTACTCTTACTATTAACTTTATTCTCTTTCTCTATCTCTGTTGGACATGAGTTGGAAATAGTCTTTTTATTTTGGACATTCTCCAATTTTGGTAAATCTTGAATATTTTTTCTTTGTTCTCGCTTGTATTTTGCCCAGTTTGTTTCACTCTCAACCATGGCTTTTGCTTGCGATAATGTAGCATGTCCATCATCGTCTATCTGAATTAGTCCGCATTTTGTAAAATATGCAACCGTCATATTTATATCATCTTCAGAAACATCTAGTTTTAAAGCTAATTCCTGTACCAAACTATCAAAATAGCCTTCATAGTATAAAATACAGTCATCTTCTAAACTTTCCAACATAAGACGGATATAAATCACTGTCATAGTGTAGCCACCAGGCATATTTTTAAGTCGTTTAATAAAAAGATTATCAAAAAACTTCTTATCAACTTTTAACCAAAAATATATTTTAGTCTTTGCCATCATCTACCCCCAAAAACTTTAAAACATCTGAGATTTTATAATACGCTTTTCTAGTATCTTCAATAGGCGGTATATACTGCGGTAGTCCTGCACATTCCCATTTTGCCAAGGTTTTATCTCCTATGCCCAGTTCTTCCTTTAGTTCTACCTTGCTGATTAAATCTAATCTTTTTTGAGGTACTTTCTCATGACTTTTTAAATACCGTTCCACTGCTTCCAAAATCTTAGACTTTAAATCTTCAATCATTTTTTCAAACATCTTAGTACCCCCAAGGCTTAACCCCTGCAAGCTGAATATATCGCCCATAATCAGGGCTTAAATCCTCGCTAGGCGTTTCTGTTGTCTGTGTACTTTCTCGCTCAATTCGGGCGCTTTTTTGGCGGTCTAGGTGGTTTAGATACATGAGAAAGCCAACCAATATCACGGTAAAAATAAGCGCCTGTGTATTGCTTAAATCTAGTTCATTCATGCTATGCCCTCGCTTGGTAATTCTTGATATAATTCACTTGATAGCTGTGCTCCATCTTCAGAAAGTCGTACACCTCTTCTGGAGTTACTTTATCATCTAAAAAGTCAATGATGAACTGAAAGAGGTTCGGATGTCTATCCTTGATTTTAGTCATTCGGTTGTAAAATTCTGATTGTGTCATTGCATTGCCTCTTCAAATTTTTCTACAAGACAATCTTTATTTACTTGTCGAGTCCCATTTTTAGAGTTAAAAAGGATATCCTTCAAGGTTATAGTAGCCTCTAAATACTCCTTTTCAGCATGTTCTATATACGCCTGTTGCTCTACTTCGTTGTCAAAAAAGTGCTTGGCTTGGCGTTTAAAGAATGCTTGTCTCATTGCATCCATCTCAAAAATACCTGGATGGAAAAAGATTCCAGTAGTGCATTTAGAGACTGCCTCGATTTTATGACTTTCATTCAATTCAGGAAGTTCAATCCAAAGTAAGCGGTGTAAATTTTCTTTGATAGCTTTTAATTGTCCTGATAAGAGTCCTATTCTCAAAAAATCATTGTTTTCATCTGCTTGGTGTAATTCCATACTAATTCTATCCAAGCTTTTAGTGATCATATCGTATGTTGTTTCTGTCATAGTCTGTTTTCCCTTTTTCCTATATTGGATTATTTCACCACTCCAAACGCTGGGCAGTTGCCCCAAGTTGGCGAACGCTTGTAGCGGTGTTTCATGAGTAATTACCCATCTTTCAGCTAAACAAGGCCTTAGAATCACCCTGTGAGCTCTTGATTTCAAAACCTTTTCTAATTGCTTGCCTGCTCTTCGGTTTTTCTTTAGATATTTGATAGAATAGATATTTTTTGCTATAATCAGAGCATAGAAAAAATTTCTATATCCTTAATCTTGTCGCTTGCTCGCCTCGTCTAAAATTTGAGCAAGTGATTTTTTTATTTTCTTTTTGCATGATTACTACCTGACTTTGGTTTATAAAGCAAGTCTTTACTTTCGATAAGATCTAGAATCCAACTGATTCCCTGTTCTACTGTTTCAAGAAATGCGCCCAGGTCTTCACTGTCCAAGTTCTCGTAGTTCATACAAAGATATTTAGCTAGTTGTCTGTCTTTCTCAACTAGCTTTTTAAAATCCTTGGGATACTTAGGAATTTCTAACCCCTTGGCATTTGTAACTGTCTTAAAATCATTTTCCATTTTCTATACTCCTATACTTTAAAAATTAATTCCTTAATTTCTGAATACCCCCTATTCAAATTAATCATGGCTATTGCCATATCTTCCAAACGTTGGTAGTTTGTCAGTTCTGCACTTGTCAAGCCATCAATGCCGTTCTTACTTTCTCGCTCCTTCATGAGTTGCACCTTATTCTTCCCTGTCACTCCCTTTAGTAGTAAGTTTGTAAGGGTACTATAGGCATGCTTAGGTGCTTTCTCCCATGTTTGAATAGCTTCAGTTAAGCTTTTACGCTTTGGCTTTTCCAGTTCTCTTTGAAGATAGCGTTTAGAAAGTTCATCACGCATTTCAAAGAAGGCTTTGACAAGATTGGTTTTGAAGTTGGCCACTTGCTCAGTATTTTTTAAGAATGTAACTAACAAGGTCGCTTGTTGCTCATTCAAAATATAGTCCTTGGTATTCTGGCCACTTTCCATAGCTTGGATTTTAAATCCAACCTTTCCGAACCGTTCAAACCTTACTTGATGTTTGCGGATTGTCTTGGTTATTGTGTGATGTTGCAATCCAGTGCATTCTGCTACGATACTGCTCAGTGTATACGGCTCTTTCTTGCCGTCCATGTAAACCAATTCCATTGGTTAGCTCCTTTCTTCTTGTTGCTCGTGCTTGCCACCTAAAACAGTATCAAAGTAAATCATTGAGGTAGGGAAAATTTAGGAGAGAATAAACCCCTACAAACCCTTGATACTGCCATAGGTAGCAAGCAAAATATTTCTAGACTCTGTCTTATGCCCCTTTCTAGTAATCTTCAGCAAGCCATTCCATGGCTTTTTGGTAAATGATCGGCTTGACTTCGCCTCCGTCTCGGATTTTCCTGTAAGTAATTGGATTCACGCCAATTTCCTCGCTGGCTCTTTTAGCAGTCAAATTCTTGTCCGCTTGCTTTCGGCGAATTGCTTTTGCTTGTGTTGAGGTGATAAGCAATACAGTTCCCTCCTTTCTTATTTGTAAAGTTTATCTTTACTTAGACCAAGTATATAACGTTTTTCTTTACTTGTCAAGAGAAAATAAATAAAAACTTTACAAAAGTTTTTTTAGCGGTTATAATTTAACTGAGGTGATAAAATGTCAACAATAAAAAATAGGCTAAAGATTCTAAGAACCAAAGAGGGAATAACTCAAGATGAATTAGCTCAAATAATAAATAAAGAACTAAAAGAAAACGAAAAACCAATATCCAAAATGGTGATATCTAATTGGGAAAATAATAAACATACTATCAAACCAGATAAAGCCCAGCTACTCGCTAACCACTTTGGGGTAAGTGTTGGCCACTTATTGGGACATGAAGATGAACAAAATATTTTAAAAATAATCCAAAGTAACGAATTTAAAAAATTACTTAATGATATAGATATTGAAAAAATAAATGAACTTAGTTCAGCGTACAAAAACGTTGAAGAACATATAAATAATCCTGTAAAGTATAACAATTTTGGAAAAGGATTGCTTAATCATATCCCATCGTATATGTTTACAATTGAAGAACTAATAAATGCTGATAAAGAGAACAATACAAATTTTGCAGATATTTTAATCAACTATATTTCTTTAAATGACTATGATAAAAAAATAGCTTTTGATTTAGTTCAAAAACTATCTGAGAGAGACAAAGAAAAGGAGTAACCCCCATGGGATTTTTTGACACTGTAAAACAAGAAGGTAGTTTTTCTACCGCATCTGGAGTAAATGGACTACACTACGTTGTCCTTCAGGTAACTTTGAAAGAAAAGTTTTTCGGAACTGGATCAGGAAACCTTACAGAATTAGAAGATGTTATCAATCATATCCGCCAATAGCAACCCTATTTCTAAGGTCTATTGTGCAAAAACAAGGGAAAATGAAAAATAGAAAGCCAATTTTACAGACTAAAGCGCAAAAAACGGCAAAAGTGACAAATAGAAAAAGACAAGCCTGCTACCGCTAACTTGTCTGATAATGCAATAAAAGCAACGTTCCCAGCGTTGAGATTTTTCGATACTCAAAATTTTTTAAAAAACAAACCAAAAAGATTGACAAAAACTAAAAATTACAGTATTATTAGGCAATGAGAAGAGTTTCTGCTCCCAAGGGAACAGAGTACGCGAAACACCGCCTAGTTCTACTAGGTGGTGTTTTTGTATATAAGGAACATATATGAAACCATTTCAAACATTAGATGAACAAATAAAACTTCTCCAGTCTAGAGGTTTAGAAATAGATAACATAGAAGAATGTAAAAGATACCTTCTAACTAACAACTATTACAACGTCGTCAACGGATATAGTAAGTTTTTTCAAACATCAAAAGATAAATTTATAGCTGGTGCAGACTTTAGAGAAATAGCTGCAGCACACTTTTACGATAAAGAAATTAAATCAGCTTTTTTAAAAGCAATTATAGATGCAGAAAAACACTTTAAATCCGTACTGGCATATCGTTTTTCAGAATCATATCCAAAGCCATACTCTTATCTAGATATTAATAATTTTGAAACACAAAAAGATGCAAAAAGGCTAGCACAAATTACAAATTTAATCAGTATATTAGCTAAAATACTCAATGATTATAATAGGGATAAGCAAAACAATTCTATAAAACACCACTATAAACAACATGGCGTTGTTCCTTTCTGGGTTATCATCAATGAACTTACATTAGGGCAAGCATTTAACTTTTATAGAAATCTAAACACTGATATAAAAAATCAAATAGCTAGAGATTTATCACCATTCTTACAAGAAAATATTGAATACATCCAAAATAGACCTAGTAAAGACCTTTTAAGCGGAAAGGCTTTAGAAAGTATTATTAAAAATATACTAGAAATTAGAAATATCACTGCTCATAATAATAAGCTTTTCAATTATAAATGTCGTGAGAATCTTCCACAACTAGCTTATTTTCACTATTACAATAACAATGCTAATACGTCAAGACAATCTGTATATTATGTTTTTCTTGCCTTGCAATGCCTACTTGCGTCCACACAATACGCTCAATTACATAACACTATTATAAAAAGAACCAAAGCTCTAAATAAAAAAGCACACTCCATTGAAGCCGGCATTGTATTGGATACACTTGGATTTCCGAATAATTGGTATAATATCACTGACACATTAAGATAGAACTACTTGCAATATATGGGCCTTTTCAAGCCCCATATCCGCCTTGTTTCTTATTCTGGTACATTTGGTCGTCTGACTGCTTAAAATCGAAAATAGGGGCATTCTCGTAGCTCCTCGCATGGTATAAACTCAAAACCTTTTCTAATTGCTTGCCTGCTGATGGAAAAGGAGTAAACCATGAAGATTACACAACACACGAAAAAAGACGGATCAGCAGTCTACCGCTCTAGTATCTATCTTGGCATTGATTCTGTGACTGGTAAGAAGATCAAGACTACCATATCAGCACGAACAAAGAAAGAACTCAAAAACAAAGTCACCCAGGCTAAGGTAGAATTTGAGAAAAACGGCTCTACACGGAAACAACGCTCACATATAACAACCTATAGCGAACTTGTAGACTTATTTTGGCAAACCTACCAGCATACAATAAAAACTAATACGCAGATAAAGATAAAAGGCTGCTTAAATAACTACCTCTTACCCTCATTTGGTACTTACAAATTAGATAAACTTACCCCTGTTATTATCCAAACCCAGGTAAATAAATGGGCGGATGAGTACAATCAGGACGGAACGGGGTATAAAGAATACAATCACCTTCATGCCTTAAATAAACGTATACTACAGTATGGGGTCTCTATCCAGGCATTAGACAATAACCCTGCTCGTGATGTTGTCATTCCTAGAAAGATAATCAGAGATAAACAAGAAATTAAATACTTTCAGGATCAGGAACTTAAAAACTTCCTCTCCTATCTCGATAACCTAGAAAATACCTTTATCAATTTTTATGATACCGTGCTTTATAAGACACTCCTAGCTACTGGACTGCGCATCCGTGAATGTCTTGCCCTAGAATGGTCTGATATTGACCTGCAGAACGGAACGATCGATATTAACAAAACACTCAACATTTTAAACCAGGTAAACACTCCTAAGACAAAATCAAGCTATAGAGTTTTAGATATCGATCATAAAACAGTGCTCATGCTTCGTCTCTACCGAGCAAGACAAGCAGAAAACGGTAGAAACATTGGCTTAACCTATGAGAAAGTATTCTCTGATAGCTTTGACAACTATGTCAATACTCGAAAGGTTGATTATCGCCTACATAAGCACTTAAAAAACGCTAACTGTACTGATTTAGGCTTTCATGCTTTCCGACACACTCACGCTAGTATCTTGCTTAATGCTGGCCTGCCATACAAGGAAATACAGACACGGCTTGGCCATGCAAAAATATCTGTAACTATGGATACTTACAGCCATTTATCAAAAGAAAACCAAAAAAGAGCAGTCTCATTCTTTGAAACTGCCCTCGAAAAAATAAAAAGTTCTTAAAAAAGTCCACAAAATGAAAAAAGCGATACATAAAACCCTTATGTATCAACGATTATAGAATGATTTCGGTATAATTGACTATACTATCATTTAAGACTCTATAAGTCAAATTTTTAAGGCTAAGTCCTTGGAAATACTGAGTTTTAAAAAATAGCTACTGATAGCAAGCAATTCCCATTTCATTTTCTATTCTACATTTATGTTATAATAAAGAAGTTACAGCTAGCTTTCAAATCCTTTGAAAGTATGTTAATAAGTATCAAATATGTGCAAATACTGATTCACAATAAAAGCTGAGAAAGGTTTCGCTATGAAACAAGAAAATAAAATTTTTGGTATCCTAGCTATTGTTTTAGGAGCTATTGCACTCCTTGGTTCTTGGATTCCTGGTATCAATCAAATTTCATTCTTAATCGCTATCCTTGCACTTATCCTAGGTATTGTTGGCTTATGCTTAAACCGTAAAAATAAAAAAGTATTAGCTATTATTGGTACTGTTCTTTCTGTAGCATCTATTGTTTTTGCTGTGGGTAGTCAAGTTATCTATAATCAAATCCAAAAGAATGCTGCTCAAGATACCGTGTCTACTAATCAAGCCGAAGAAGAATTTACATGGACCAAGGAGCAATTCGATGCTCTCAAACAAGGAGATATTCTTCAACGCGGAGCTGGTGGTACAAATTACGATGATGTCATAAAAGAACACGGCCAACCATCTAAAGAAAGCACGACTAAGAAAAAAGACCGTGAAAACAAAGTAATTTCTTATGTAGCACCCGGCAATAACATCAAGTCTGTTACTCTTACTTTTGACAAACAAGAGGACGGCTCTTACTTACTTATTTCTAAAGTCTCAATGGGATTAGAATAAATCATTGATTTACATTAGTGAATTATAAAATAGAAAAATAAAACTTCGGTATCATTAATAGTGTACCGAAGTTTTTTTGTAGTTTAAGTTGTTTTCAGTTCTTTATCTATAGTTCCAAGCCCAATTCTTCTAATATCTGGCGTTTATAAGCAATTTTTTGAACTTCCTTGTCTTCAGCTTCAGACCAGTCGAGTTTGACTTCAGAAACAATCTGTCCAGGCCTATTTTTCAAGATATAGATACGGTCACTAAGATTAAGGGCCTCCTCGATACTATGCGTGATGATGAGTGTTGTCAGGCCTAGCTGTTTATGAATAGCAAGATACCAGGCATGAAGTTCCATCTTAGTCATCTCATCCAAAGCGCTAAAGGCCTCGTCTAGAAGAAAGAGCTTGTGCCCGAAAAGGTAAGTACGGAGCAAAGCAACACGCTGGCGCATCCCCCCACTGAGTTCATGAGGGTACTTATCCCTTACAGCCGTCAACTGAAAGGTAGCAAGGATTTCGTCTGCGCGGGCAATAGCTTCTGCCTTGTCCACCTTTTGGATTAAGAGGGGCAAAATGATATTGCCAAGAACTGTCTTATGTTCTAGGAGTAAATCCTTTTGGAGCATATAGCTCACGCGCCCCTTGGGATTTTCCTCACCGTCAAGCACAATTCTACCTGACTGGACTTCTAAAATCCCTGCAATAAGGTTAAAGAGAGTGGTCTTGCCTACACCACTGGGGCCTAGGATAGAGACCACTTCACCTGAAGTCACTTGTAGGTTAATATCCTCTAAAATCTTTTCATCATCGTAGGCGTAGCTTACTTGTTCTAGTCTAATTTCTGTCATTATTTTACAAATTCGTTGGTAAATCCTTTATCAGTCAAGTCTTCCTTGAGGATTCCATTTTCCTTATCCCATTTGTAGAAGGCATTCCAGCGATCAGCATCAAACTGTCCCCATTTTTCCTTGTCGCTTGCGTATTCTTTTGACAAGTATTTTTGAGATTCGATGACAAAGTCACGTTTATCCTTTAACTCAGGTGCATTCTTGATCAAGATATCAGCCGCTTCTTCTGGGTGATCCATAGCGTATTGGTAACCTTTTTTAATAGCTTGGATGACTTTACGAGCTTCTTCCTTATTATCTTTCAGATAATCATTGTTAGCGATGATAACTGGTGAGTAGTAGTCAAACTCTTTGACGTAGTCTTTCAAATACATAAAGTTGGCATCCACACCTTGCGATTTAGCAAGAATTCCGTCCCAACCATAATAAATCCAAGCAGAGTCAAAAACGCCATTGGCAATCGGTGTGATCGAGTTTGAATCGTTGTTTGGTACTTTTTCAACCTTGTCAAAGTCTCCACCTTGAGATTCTACCAAGGTTTTCAACATAGCAAGCTCAGTTGGGTCATTCCAAGTTCCGTATTTCTTGCCAACCAGGTCTTTTGGACTAGTTACATTATCAGACTTACGTGAGATGATTCCTGATGTATTGTGCTCAACGATCGCTGCAACGGCAGTAATCCCTGCTCCTTTTTCTATTTTCTTAGCCATGTAGTCTTGGAAATAGATAGCAAATGGTGCCTTGCCATTGATTACCAAGTCAGATGAGCTTTCTTCTGGCGGCAATTTCAAATCAACATCCACTCCAGCTTCTTTGAAATAACCTTTTTCTTTGGCTACATAAAGCCCTGTATGGTTGGTATTGGGTGTCCAGTCTAGGATAAAGTCAATTTTTTTGAGTTCTGCTTCTTTGTTATCCTTAGAAGCTGTTCCTTGGCCACAAGCCACAAGCACGACAGCTAGAAGAGCTGTTACAATCGTTAAAAACA